ATGAAGTTAGTCAAATGTAGAAAGTGCAAGGAGGAGGTTTCAAAAAATGAAAAAATGTGCCCTCATTGTGGAGAAAAAGAACCAAGTGCAACAACCTTAGACGGTTTGCTAGGTTTAGCTGTACTGATCGCGATTGGCGCAGCTATCTATTATTTTGTCAGCGGGGACGATAAGAAAGAATCTCCCACAGAAAAAACGACAGTCAAAACGGAGGTGAAGGCAATACCTAAGCCATTCAAATACGCAGATATGACGCTGAAAGAGTATCGGAATGAAGCTAAACATGAGAGAGAAAAAATTGTCTCAAACTATAAATCATATAAAAACCTTTATATAACAAATGCTGAAGTAAACAATTTCTATAATTGCCTAAGCGAGATGTCGTATACAAAATCAGATGAGTTAAAATTAGATGAAGTTTTGGAATGGTGTTATGCAGATTACAGTAAGAACCCATCTTCCTTCGCAAAATACATTAACTTTGATAATTACAAGTCTAAGTTTAGTTCATGGGATGGCTCATACCGTCCACTGACAAAAATCATCAAAGAAAATATGCATGATGAATCTACCTATAAACATCACGATACAACGACGCGGCGGGTACGGTCATCAGATAACAAGCTCTACGCAATAATCAAAACAACATTCAGTGGGACTAATCTTTACGGGGCAATGGTCAAGCAATCTCTCACTGCCAAAGTAGATATTAAAACGGGGGAAATTATAGAGTTAGTGCCTGAACACTAATCCGCCTAAGAATAAGCCCCCGTTTTCTATCTGGGGCTTATTCGTTTTCAATCAGAATCCAAAACCAATTTGTTCATCACCGTAATGGCTGGACGGAAACGCCAGTTTCGGGACCTTAAAATCAGTCGGTAACTTCTGGGGAGTGGGGCGTGTCAAATAACGTTCAATGGTGGTGATGGTCGTAAACGTACAGCCGCACAGAATATTTTGACATTGGTGATAACTGCGCCGCGTCTCTTCACTCATCATTTCACTGGTACGTGTTTTTGCCACAGCGCCGCATTGGGGACAGGTAAACGCCATGAGTAACCCTCATCATTGGGGGTGTGCCTGCCGCGATTATAACCCATTGTTTATTGATTTTGTTCACTTTCTGTCATGTCGGTATCCTTAATTTTTAATTCCAGTTCTAACTGGGTAGTAAAACCGCTTTCACTCAGGTTATGAACAACCCGCGATATCGTCCACTGATGGCTGTCAATGGCCGTTTTGAATCCCACGACTGAGGCGGTCAGGTCAGGGTAGAGATCGGCTCGTCCTCGGGCCAGCGTGATTGAAAACTCTGCTGCGCCGCGTTGGAGCGTTGCCCATTTTGCCGCCGCTGCCCGTCGCGCTGTCCGTTCGGTCTTGAACGTCTGGCGCATCACGTAGACGTTCCCGTCGGCCCCTTCCAGATATTCCCCTTCACGACGGCTGGATTTTTCCTGTTTCTTTTTTCTGGGTTTTTTTCGCTTGCGCTTCAGGGTGGTTGCCGGCTGCTTACCAAAATTCAGATCCAGCCAGTGCGCCTTCACGCCCGTATAGGCGGCGCGGTCGGCCATACGGAAGCTGTGACGGTCGCCACTGTCACGATGTATGGTGATAACGGGCAGCATCTTCCCACTTTGTGAGACACCGCGCCCCGGAATAATAAACAGCAAGTTGCCGTTTTTGATGGTTGCAATTGCGCCGAGCATTTCCGCCATACGCGACAAAAAACTGATGTCACTTTCATTAGTCTGGTCAGCATGGTCGATGTCTATTTCCATCAACTGACGGCTCACGGCAGGTTGCAGGTTATAACGTCCGGCAATGGCACTGACCACATCACCGACAGTCACATCGTGCCAACTGTATTCCCGCTTGATATTGAACTCTTCCCGAAAATCCGCACTGCGGGCGGTGATTTCCAGCCGGTCAGGCGGCCCACCGTGGCTGATTTCATCCACGACAAACACCCCTTTTTCAATCAATGGCTCACCCTGCCAGCCAATTCTGACCACAATTTCCGCGCCCCGGGGCGGCAGTTCAATTTTGCCGTCGGTGTCGTCTATCGCCAGCTCCAATGTATCTGCCTCAAAGCCGCGATTGTCGGTCAGGGACAGTGAGAGCAGCCGGTGATTGAGGGCGATGATTTGTCGCCCGCCAATGAGCAGATCGAAGCCCGGTTGTTTCACGTAATCACTGCTGGTCAGAATATCGATGGGGTTCATGTGCGCGCCGTCCGTTAAGAAGTTGCCCCATGATTGCCCTGCGCGGGCGCGCAGACAACGCCCGTCCGGTGTCGCGGAGCGGTGACAGGCGGGATTGCGTGATTCTTGCACCATGTCGTTGCAACATACTCCCATCACAAACCCGATGAGGTAAATTCTATGTCATTTCATCATGGCGTCTCGGTCAGGGAAACGACCCGACTCAGTACGCTGATACGCGACATTAACACGTCGGTGATTGGTGTCGTGTGTACCGCTGATGATGCTGATACTGAGGCGTTCCCGCTGGATACGCCGGTACTCATCACCCGTATCAACAGTGTGATTGGCAAGGCGGGGAAAACCGGCACGTTATATACCACACTGAAGGCCATTTCTGACCAGTGCAGCCCGAAGGTGATTGTTATCCGTGTGGCGGATGCCGGCAATTTACACGGTGACGGGGAGAAACCAACACAGGATCAGCTGATTATTGGCGGCGTCAACGAGAGCGGACGCTATACCGGACTGTATGCCCTGCTGACTGCGGATGCCAATATTGGCGAACACCCGCGCATTCTGGCCGTGCCGCAACTGGACACGCAACCCGTCGCCCTGCAACTGGCTATTTTTGCCGAAAAGTTGCGCGCTTTTGCCTATGTCAGCGCCTATGGCTGCGAGACACAGGCGGAGGTGAAGAAGTACCGCGAGCACTTTAGCCAGCGCGAAGTCATGATTATTTACCCGGACTTTATCACCTATAACAGCCAGTCCGGGAAAAATGAAACCGTGCCGGCGACTGCTTTTGCGCTGGGTTTGCGCGCCCGTATTGATGCCGATCAGGGCTGGCACAAATCGCTGTCCAATGTGCCGGTCAATGGCGTTCTCGGTATCTCGGCGGATATCTACTGGACATTACAGGGGACGGACACGGATGCCGACGACCTGAACAGTAAAGGCGTCACCACGTTAATTAAGCGTGACGGCTTCCGTTTCTGGGGCAACCGTACCTGTGATGCTGAGACGTATTTCTTTGAAGTGTACACCCGTACCGCGCAGATACTGGCGGACATGATCGCTGAGGCGCATTTTTCCTATATCGACAAAACGCTGACCCCGTCGTTGGTGAAAGACATTGTGGATGGTATCAGCCGCAAAGGGGCGCAGTTGGTGACGGAAGGACGGCTATTGGGTTTTGAATGCTGGTATGACCCGGCGGACAACCCCAAAGAAACCCTGCGTGATGGCAAGGTATTGATCCGCTACAAGTACACGCCCGTACCACCATTGGAAAACCTGCAATTGGTGCAGACGTTTACCGATGAATATTTCGCTGTTTTCGATCAGTTAGGCTAAGGGGATATCAGCATGGGGATGCCGAAAAAACTCTTTATGTTTGACGTCTTTATTGACGGTCAGACGTATCTGGGACAGGTAGAGGAGATCACAACGCCAAAGTTGACCCTCAAGACCGAAGATTATCAGGGGGCAGGAATGCCCGGCTCGGTGGCGGTTCTGATGGGCATGGATGGCGGCGCACTGGATATGGAAGTCACGATGGGCGGGTTGGAAGCCCGCTTACTGAAAACGTGGGGCGGCAGAGTTGACAGCCTGCAATTGCGTTTTGCGGGGTCGTACTATGACGACGCCACCGGGGAAACGGTCGCCTGTGAGATCCAGACGCGCGGACGGTTTACTGAGGTGGACTGGGGCAGCGCCAAAGCCGGGGAAAACACCCAGCACAAGTACACGCTGAAAAATACCTACTGCAAGATCACGCTGAACAACGAAGAGCTGCACGAAGTGGATATGCTTAACCTGGTCTGGCGGGTGAACGGGCAGGATTTGCTGGAAAAACACCGCGCCAATATTGGCCATTAATATTACGGCGGGCTATGGCCCGCCCAACGGAGACTAAACCATGTCAAAAACAGTTATTTTTTCTGAACCACTGAAACTGGCGGACGGCAGTACTATCACCGAAGTGGTCATCACCGAAACCATGCGTCAGGTCGGTGCCCTGCGCGGCCTGAAATTGTTTGATGTGATGACCAGTGATGTGAATTCATTGATCACGTTGTTGCCGAGAGTGACACGCCCACGCCTCAGTGAAGCCGATATCGCCACTATGCCGATTAATGATTTTACGCAACTGGCGGCGGCGATTGCGGATTTTTTAGCGCCCACCTCGCCTGCCAGCGAGACGAACGAACCGGCCGACAGTTAATTCCCTGTCCGGCGGTCGATACTGATGACATCATAGCCGATATTGCCACGGTCTTTCACTGGTCGCCGTCAGAGTGCGATGGCATGACGGTCAGTGAATTATTGAAATGGCACGAACGTGCGGCGACCCGTAACGGAAACGAATCATGACCGATCGTAACTTGAATATTCGGGTTTCACTGAGCGCGGCAAACCGACTTTCAGGCCCCCTTAACGCCGCCAACCGCGCGGCGGCGGGGCTATCCTCCCAGATCCGCAATACCCACAACAGTGTCCGCAGCTTGCAGAGTCAGGCACGCACTTTTGAGCGGCTCACGGACTCCGTAAAAAAAACGTCTGACTCCTATGACGAAGCCAAACGCAAGGTTAAGGCCCTGCGTGACCAGATGCCGCCTTTCGCCCAGCAAACGGAAGAGCAGCGCAGGATATTGCAGGCGGCGCGGCAAGAACGGGATCGCTATGGCCGTGCGTTGGACAAGGAGAAACAAAAATTACGCGGGGTCGCGGCTGAACTGTACCGGCACGGCATTTCTGCCCGCAGTAGCAGCGACGTTACCGGCCAAGTTACCCGACGCACGGAAGCCTATAATCGGCAGCTTGCCGAACAGCAACGCCGACTAACTGCCGTCACTCATGCCCAGTCACGTTATGCCGCCGCCAAAGAGACACGCAGCAAGCTGGCAACCAGTGGCGCAGCGGCAATGGCAACCGGTGCTGGGGCTTTATATGGCATGTCGCGCATGATGACACCGGGACTGGATTTTGACGAAGGCATGTCAACCGTTCAGGCACTCACCCGGCTGGATAAAGATTCCCCTCAATTAAAAATATTGCGCGAACAGGCGCGACAATTGGGTGCCAGCACGGCTTATACGGCCACCAATGTAGCAGCAGGTCAGAAATTTCTGGCAATGGCCGGGATTACCCCAGAATCGGTAAAAGCAGCTTTGCCCGGCGTACTCAATATGGGCTTGGCGGGTGATGTTGATCTTGGTGAGGCGGCAGATATTGGCTCGAATGTCCTGACACAATTCAATCTCACCGCTGACCAAATGGACAGAATTTCTGACGTACTGACCGCGACATTCACCCGCAGTAATACCGACCTACGCCAGCTGGGTGAAACCATGACTTATGCCGGCCCTATTGCGGCACAGGTCGGTGCCAGTCTGGAAAGTATGGCGGCGATGGCAGGCGTCATGGCTGATAATGGTTACCGTGGCAGTATGGCGGGTACGGCGTTGCGGTCAGGATTGATCCGAATGATGGCACCCACCGGGGCAGCCGCAGATGCCATGACAGCACTGGGCGTTAAAGTCCAAAAAGCCAATGGCGAATTGCGAGACACCGACGAAATCCTTAAAGATATGGCTGTCAACCTGCGTAAGTATGATCCAACTAGCCAAATCAGGTTAAAAAAAGACATTTTCGGCGAAGAAGCGATGGTCGGTATGGGCAGTGTTCTTGATGGCATGCTCAACGGCAAATACGCAGAGAAAAAAACGGCCAATGATGGCGCACAAGGCGAGGCCGACAAAATCGCCAAGGTCAAAATCGATAATCTTAGGGGCGATCTCAAACAACTTCAATCCGCATGGGAAGATTTGGGCATTCAGATGGAAGAAAGTGTCGATTCCCCTCTACGTAGTTTGATGCAAAAAATGACGGGAGTGATCAGTAAAATCGGCGCATGGATGAAGGCCAATCCTCAACTAACGTCCGCTTTGGTCAAGGGAGCGATCGCCATTGGGGTGATTGTGACGGCACTGGGCGCACTGGCACTAGCAGCAGCGGCGGTCATTGTGCCGTTTGCGGCACTTCGGCTCAGTCTGTTTATGCTGACCCGTGGCGGCGGGCTGACCGCCTTATTTCCTGCATTGGGGGGATTGTCAACAAGGTTACGGGGGCTGCTGCCTTCCCTCGGCGGTGTCAGTCGCAGCGTGACAGGCTGGGTACCCATTTTTAACAATGCACGTACCGCCATAAGCGGGCTGGTTTCCCGGGGGATTGCCGCGCTGATGAAGGGGGCCGACTTTGCTAAGCGCGGCTTGCTGATGGTGTTCACCCAGCCCATGACGGCCATCACCACGCTAGGGAATGGCATTAAAGGATTGGCTACCAGTGGATTAGGCGCCTTGCGCATTGCCTTTCAGGCGGCTTTATCTGTGATTGGGGGCGGACTTTCCTTATTATTTAGCCCTCTGGGGCTGTTAATTGCCGTGATTGTCGTGGCGGCGCTGTTGATCTGGAAATACTGGGAACCCATCAAGGCGTGGTTTTCGGGGTTTTTCAGTGGATTGATGGAAGAGATAGCCCCTATTCGTGACACCCTTGCAGCGGCTTTTGCGCCGTTCGCCCCCATTTTTGACGCCATCGGCAATGCCATTAAAAAGGTCTGGGAGTGGTTCAAGTCACTGTTTGAGCCGGTCAATACGTCCGCTGAAGGTCTAAAAGCGGCCACCGAAGCCGGCCAAACCTTTGGGCGATTAGTGGGTAAAGCCATCGCCGGTGTCGTGGATGTGGTTGTGGCGGTAGCCAAAGGAGTAGGATGGTTGCTGGAAAAACTGGGCATGATCCCGGATGCGACGAAAGCCGCCGCCGAAGCCGCCAACGCAATGGGGCCGGTCAACCTGCCGGAAGTGCAGAAATCGGTGAAGTGGGTCTGGGATGACAAAGCCAAGAAAATGGTGCAGCAGGAGTGGACACCGACACCGGCGAATACGGCCATCACCCAAGCCGGCGAAAAGGCCGGGGAAAATAAGCCGAAAGTCGATACGCCCGCGTTACCTGACTTTGGTTCAATGGTCTATGGATCGGGCAAAAACAAGAAAAAAGGTAACAAAGGCACTGAATCGGTAGAAGCGGCGGGCCATGCAGCGGCACAGACTGATCCCAATAAGTTAGGCGATATTGTCTTTAAAAACCGCCCGCCCGTGATCCCGATTGAGGGCGTGTATCAGGAACCCCGCTTACAGCAACCGTCACTGCTTAGTCGCCTGACGGACAAGTTACAGCCGATGCTACCGACATTAAGTGGCATCCCGGTTCCTGTGACACCGGCCAGAGCGGGTAACGGCAATAAGCCGGACGACCGTTACATCATCAACTTACATTTTCACGGGGTTGATATGCAAAACAGCCGTTCCATTAGTGAGATGGTGAAAACCGAAATTGAAAAAATCATGCAGAAGAAAGGCGTCCGCCGCCGTTCCAGCCTGTACGATGAGGATTAATATCATGATGATGATTTATGGCATGTTCGTTTTTATGCTCAGTACCACACCGTATCAGTCAATGAGTCGCAATATGGACTGGCGGCATGTGAAAAATGACCGGATAGGCAAGTCGGCCAAGTGGCAATATGTTGGCCCCGGTGAAGACAGCATTACACTAAACGGGATGCTGTATCCCGAGGTGACGGGCGGTGATATTTCGCTGGAGGTACTGAGAACAATGGCGTTTTCTGCCAAACCGTGGCCGCTGATTGAGGGTACAGGCATGATCTACGGCATGTTTGTCATTGATAGCCTGACCGAAAGCCGTACAGAATTTTTCGCCGATGGCAAGGCCAGACGGATTGAATTCACAGTGTCACTTAAGCGAGTGAGTGAAGATATCCGGGAGGGGTTGAGCGTTGTCACGGCCGATGATTTGCTGGGTCTGGCAAAAGCAGCATTAAGATAAGGGGCGTTCAGCCCCTGTCATTACTTCGGCTGCTCCGGCCAGGGGATATCGGGTGCAGTAGTGCAATCTACCCGATTGAGCAGCACCCGGAATTTGCGCCATTCGGCTAATGATGATTTCTCGGCATCGGTAGCGATACCCAAATCAACGGCATCTTGGCAGATAGCTATTTTCTCTCTCGCCGTACTCATTAAATTCTGTTTCTG